ATTGTAAAAAATAATAAATCTCTAAATTCTATCTTACATAAAGCGCATACGACGAGCGGGTGAAGCTGAGCGACGAACCGGGCGCTTGGCAACGGGACGCTTAGCAACGGGGCGCTTGGGGACTCTACGCGGGCTACGGCGGAAGGCACCACCAGATAATATACTGGATATTGCGGAAGAGATACCTGATGATGAGAAATCTTCTTGTTCTTGATCAACTTCATAACCACCTTTCTTGACCTTCTTTACAGGCTTCTTCATCCTGTGCTTGGCACCACCCCTCTTTAACTCTTCCATGTATTGTTCTTTAGAACCTGAATTGCTGGTAGTTCCTGAAGTTCCAGAAGTGCTGGTTTTCTTTTCTTCTTTTTCTTCCTTTGCGAAATGTTCTAAACTTTCAAAGAATCCACCGAAAAGTCTAGTCATATTCTTTGCTGCGGGACGCCTGGCAACGGGACGCTTAGTAGCGGGGCGCTTAGTAGCGGGGCGCTTAGTAGCGGGGCGCTTGGCAACGGGGCGTCTATATCTTCTTATTAAGCCACCGTCCATATAATCTTGAAATCTTTCACTATCTCCCATATATTCTTTCTATATATACGCAGGATTTTTATTTTTTATAAATATAAAAAAATAATTATACAACATATAATATTAAACAAATAAACGCGCGAGTGAGCGAGGGATTACGAAATTAAACTCGTCATTATCGCGAAACACATTGACGTTCGCGGCAACATCTCGTTAATTGGGTTAGTAGCGAAGAATTGAATCAGTGTTTTAATGTTATTGATATCGTTACATTGGCATATATAATGATATACGTTCGCCAGCGTAATCATTCTCGTTTTATACGTATTCACTTGAAGATTACGCAGTTGCGCAAGATGATACTGAATAACCGGTGGAAACTGCTTGTCCATATCCTTATTCATTTTATAGCGGTTATAGTTCGGGTAATATGTTGTCGTCGCCTTATAATAGGCATAGAGACTATCTTTGATCGTGGATATAATGGTATGAACAAGATATGTAGGGTCTATTTTTTGTCCGTTATTATCCAGCGGTAAATTGAGATATGGGCTATAATTAGCGATATAATCCTTAATCGTATATTCCATCTTGTTCTTCATATAGACCGAAAGGATATTCATCCACACGTTAGGATGACACGGATCCGTCTCTTCACGATAATTGATCGCGTCCGTTGAAATTTTATACAACTTTACCTTGTCCGCAATATTCTTTTTAACGATTAAACCATAACTATACGGGGAACTATTAATATGTGCGTAGGACTCCTGAATATTATTAAAGGGCAACGGATACTTTACGCCAATTTCCATAAGTGACGGGATAATAGACAACATAATATCGCTTTCAATAAGCGAATTGCGATGCTTTGTATTTACATGAAACATTTCCATATAATTTTCACCGAGAAACCCCGAATAATCTATGATGTGCTTATTCTCGTGATGAACAATAATAAACTCATACGCCATATTCGGATCTAGGTGTTGTGTAAACAAACTCCTAAGTTTCACCGATACGCTATCACTGTCTTCTTCCGGAGTAATATGTTTTTTGAAATATTTAAACAGAATCTCGTCCAACATATTACCATGCGTTTTCGTAGGATGCGAGAATTTTGAACTATTCGCATCGGGACAACTTGAAGTCCCGAAATACCACTCGTCTTTGTGATGATATACGGTAATGATTGTTCCATCATACGCTTCATATACCTTATCTTCTGGCGAATAGTGAGAGTTAATGTAAGTATTATAATTAATTCTCTCCGGGATAGAGTTAGCGTACGTTACGACTACATTATAATTACGTTCTAGACTAAAATCCAATACGATACTTCTACATTGTTCATACAGTTCTTTAAAGTTATCTATGTTATTGCGAATATAGGAATTGTGAAGCAGGACGATATCGCTACGTCCCTTGAACTTCTTCACTTTAATAAGAGGCCAGACATGATGTTTTTTCAAAAGCGTAATCAGACAGTTCGAATAACTGTTATTTTCGTTCCCTGCGTTCGCTTCGTAGAGCTTGAATGTTTCGTCGATAAGAGAATAGAGCGTCGGAACCAGGGGAACAGGAGCGACGGCGACGGCAGTTGGAAATGTAATCGGAGAGCAAGTGGAATTCATCGGACGGGAGATACTTTTTGATTGTATAGTTTATTAGTATACAATCGTTTATATCAATTTTTATGATTATTTATGGTTTTTTGTAATATAAATCAAACATTTCTTGACCGACCTGTTTATGAACTTCTTCGCTTGTTTCCGTATTCTTTATGATTGTCTCGCGCTTAGACAAGAAATATTCAAAAAACGAATAGTCGAACCCCGCTTCTTTTGTTACCATATCAAACAACATCGGATATCTTTCTATGAAAAATTTAAACTTGTCCGTTTGTGTTATATTATGAACAACCGACGCATGCGATAACTGTCCCGATGTCATACACTTATTATCGTGTATAATTTTCATAATATCTTGGACTAAATCGATGATCTCCTTATTATCCAACCCATCCTTGAGAAAGTCATGTGGTTCACTTGTCTTTTCGTCCCCACGCGCCTTCTTGATGTTCCCTCCGTCACCACATCCTTTCGCTCTTTTTTTATGCGAACTCATAGTATTTATAGTATAGATTTCTTTATAATGTATTCTTTATGTAAATTTAAATCCTTCTATTGTAATAGAATAATACGAAAAAATGAAAAGTGATTTAATGTATGCTGAACTAGATTACGCCCCCAATGTGAAAGCACCCGAACCATTAAAAAATGCGGGGTTATATACCGGTGATGTGTTATTTGATAAGAAACCGTGGGGCAATAACTATGTGATACCACGCACGGAACCCGATGCTGTCGCGTATAGTTCTCATTTTTACGCAAGTCATCATATTCCGTCTTATAATAGACCGGGGAATAACACTATAGATAGTAGTGATTATAAAAAATATAATATACCAGGTAACGAAGGTAATATCTACAACTTTTCTTGTCATACGAATCCTTTATAATAGTCTTTGTATCATATAGGATACCGAATATATAAATTTATAATAAATGCTATGCTAACAGAAGCAAGAAGTTTGCTATTTAAAATGATACAAAACTTTATTTATTTTTTGACCTAATATTCTAATATATATATATTAGAATATTCTAAATAATGCATGTAAGATTAAATGACGATCAATGTTTATTATGGATTAAAGATCCAAGTATTTCCCCTTTTGTAAATAATCAGCAGATAGGAAGACGAATAAGAAAATATAGAAAAAACATTTTAACAGATATTGATAATGATGATGTTTTAAAACATCCTAAATCTTTTCTAAATAAAGTTAGAAGAAGATGTTTTTATAATTCTGCGTTGAGGCAAAAAATCATAGACCAAATTAAAGAATATCGGCGCGATGGAACTCTAAGATTATATACTTTGAATGATAAAATAACAGAAACTATTGAATATATAAGTAAACCTTTTACACGCGAGGAATGTATGCGTTGGGCAAAGAATCATTTGGTAAATCCAAAAACAAACAACGAAATAAATATGAACCATAGCATTTATGTTGAATTAATATACACCACACTACAATATGGACTATCATTACCATCTATATTTGATACTGAACCAATACCAACTGATATATATCAGAAAAGCATGCATAATATTGCTAAAGATGTTAAGACCAGATTACAGTTTATGAAAGAAAATGATGAATATTTTCTAAAGCATGATGTTGCGTCTTTTGATAAAAAATTAAAAATAGAGTCCGCGCGTAAAGCGACAATGAAACAAAAAAATACATTTAGTGTATCATCATCTTCTAATAAAAGTTTGAACTCAGCAGAAAGAAGACTATTGAGGGATATAGAATTAGAGAATATGGAGGAGAAAGAATTAGCGGCAGCATATCAATTTAAAAAAGGGGTTTTACCAATATCAACGAGAGATATTAAAAATACAATTTTTGATATATTTATAGAGTTTATTGGAAAACTTCAAAATGAGGTTATGAATGGAGAAGATAAATTAATAAAAAACATTTTAGAAGATGTTAATGAACATTTTAAAATGAATATAATAACTGCTATTAATATTTATTTACAAAAGAAAAAATATAATCATTCTGATATAAAAAATTTTTTAAAGGATAATAAACTAGAAACTATTGAAGGCGTAATTAGTAATTTTATTACTAATATTTACTCACACATCCTAGTTCCGTCAATAAAGATTCCGCTACATATGGAAATAGGATTGTTTTCAGCACGTAATAAAGTAGTTCATTTTAAGGATAATAATATAATAAAGCAGATAACAAAAGAATTAGAAAATTTTTTGGTTTCGAAGTTATATCTGAATAAAGAATATTATTATAAAATTAAAATTTATTTTATGAATCTTGTTAAAGATAGAATACCGCGGGAGTTTATAGATACAAAATTAAAATATTACGTTGCCTATCCTCCTTCAAAAGAACATAAAAATTTATATTATACAATATTAATAAATGAAAGCGAAAAACCTGCATATTTACCAGTAATGATGAGATTACCTGTAGGACAGGGATTATTGATTGGTAAAGAATTAACAAAAGCGATAATTGATTTAGGATACCCTAAATTTGTTCTAATTGATGATAATCCTTTTAATAGTTTTACATACGAAGAATGTAAAAAATGGGTAATTATACCTATTATTAACCCGCGAACATTCAAGCGAATCTTGATAGATTCACCTATCTATAATCGCCTATTATGTATAAGTTATCAATATGATACTAAATTAATACCGCGAATGATAACACAGCGTGGTTATGATATTATAATGGCTTTACAAACTATAATAGTGAAAATATATGAAGAAGGAGGAGTGAGACAGGCACAATCAAGGGAACAGTTAGAAAATTATATTATTCGCGCTGAAGAAAAATTTGTGAAGGAAAAAGAAAAAAATAAAAAAGTTCTTAATCAGATTGGTTTACAATGGAAAAATGCGGGTGCTAAACATCCTAATGGAGGTGTTGAAATAATTAATAAAAAATTAATGACTTCTTTTTTAAATTCAACAGGTCAAAATCACGAACTACCTTTTTATGTTTCATTCAGCGAGGAAGAGTTTGCAAAGTTTGGTATTACAGATATTACAAAGAATAGTTATATTGAAATATCAACTTACTATATGCAAGCAATTGATAATAAAAATAAAACTGCAAATAATCATGGGTTAAGATGGAAAATTATCAATAATGAACGAGAGAAAGAAGGTATTAAAAGAAATGGTGTTGAAATAATTAATAAAAAATTTAAAAATGCTTTCTTAAAATTAGCAAGTAAAGGTAACGTACTACCAGCACGTGCTTCATTCAGCAAAGATGACTTATTGAAGTTTGGTATGACAACTGCAACTGGAATTGCAAATAATAGATATATTAAATTTACATATTACTATAAACCTGTATATGAGAAGAGTTTTAGTGATATTATAAAACCTAAAAGTAATGATGTTGTGATTACAAAGAGAGATCCTGTGTATGTAGCCTATAAATACTATACTGTTGCAGATTGCTTAAGGTGGGCGCATCAACCAAACAGAGACCCAGTAAGAGATATATTACTAACTACGGATGGAAAAGAATATAACGCAATATTTGAACAAGCATTATTATATGATTATAATATTCAACCTATAAATATTACTTCCAAAGGAATAAAGTTTATGAATTCAGTAATAAAAACTAAACTGAAACTTTTAACTATTGCGAACCATTTAAAACACTCAACAAGTGCGAGTGTAGTAGATATAACAGAGATTAATAATAGAATGTGTACAGCTATTAATAATATATTTGACGATGAAACTAAAGAGGAAGGAACAAAATATAAAAAATTCAAAGATAAGATGAAAAAAAAATGCGTGCAATATAACAAAGAACCTGGAGGGTGTATGAAGGAACTTAAAGATGGAATTAAAAATAAATTTCCTCCAAATAATAAGCATGCAAAAAATATATAATGAATTATTATGAAGATAGTGCGCTTGCATCTCTATTACTAAATTATGATACTAAAGCGAAAGGACAAATATATAATGAGGAACTCAGAGATATATTTATACATAATTTTGATAAATTTTATGTATATATATATTCTATTGATGATGAATTAAATGAGCTCAAAAAAGAAGCCATAGATGCTGGAGGTCCAAAACGTGAATTCTTCACTAAGTTATTTGAAGAACTGTTTTGCGACGATGAACACCCGACGCGACCTTTTATATCTCCTACAAATATTATTGGAAATTTATACTGTATTAATCCTAACTTTGAACCAGATGAAAATTTTAGAAAGGTAATTAACGCATATAATCAAAATTATAGTTCAAATATTGAATTTAATACAGAAAGAGCTTATGAATACATATATTTTGTAATAGGGAAACTATTATGTCTCCCTGTTTATAATGAACTGATTGGATTACCCAATCAGTTATCATCATATATATATTAGCTGGATTAATAAAGCAGCGAAATGAGATAGATAATTATGATCTACTATATTTTTACTTACGAGATTTTCAAAATACAATACAATATATTAATATGATTAATAACACTAATATAGAAACCCTTGAAAATGGTGATTTATCGTTTAACAGAATATATATTATTAGTAAATCGAAAGGTAAAGACCCTAATAGTGTAGTAAATAAAGGCGTTGTACCATCTATACCTAGAAAAGCACAACTTCCACTGGATTTGCTAAAATACAAAGCGCTTTCAACCACCGAAAATGCAGTTAAAAATTCATCAAATGAAAGAAGACTAAGAGAATATGATGAAATATGGAAAAAACAGTTAGAAGAATATGAAAAAGAGATATATGAGCGCGCAGGTAGTAAATCGTCAGACGGAGCAGAAATAACTAGAATGAATTGTATAAAGTTTATTCTTCAACTATCAAAACATGTTGTAACAAAGAACTTTTTAATAAAAGAAGATGTTGAATCAGGTAAAAATATGAAAAAAAGGTATGATTCCTTATTTGCTGGGTTTAGTAATGAAATTAGAAAGTTTCTATATAAAAAAAAAGTAACAATAGAACAACTAAGTCTATTAATTACAAATGAACAATTAACTATTGCAATTTTACAAGAACTCGCAAGTAAAATTAATGTATATATGGAGGTAAAGTATACATCTGATTCTTTCGTAGGTGATTATACTGGCGATAGGATGTCAGATGATGAACAAAAAGAAAGAGGGGATGAACTGAAAGGATATATGTCAAATATTATTACACAAAAAAGAGCAGGCGAATCAGATGAAGAACACCTTGATTTTGTTAAAAAATTACTACGATTTTGGACAGGTCTAACATATTATGATAAATTCACCAGACCTTATCAAATATGTTATAAATATGGAGTAGGAATAAATATGAAAAATTATCCTCATTCACATACTTGTAGTTATACTTTAGATTTTTATGGATTTCCTGCTGAATATAATGCGGAAGAGAAAGAAAAATATATATATGAAAAATTTAAATTTGCGGTTTTGAATATAACAATGGAAATGCATTAATAATTTTCATTATATCTATTATAGAAGGATCTATAATTAACAAAATTGCCTTCTTTAAATAGTTTTATTGACACGACGAAGACCTGTAATACGTAATGGTTTATTTGCAGAGAGAGATTTAGCAGACGGTGTTTGCTTTGTATTTGAAGAATAATATTTTTTTGAAGAGGACGATTTATTATTCCCGCGATCAAGAGCAAATATAGAAGGATTTGTCGAAAAATCTTTCCACATTATTTTTTCTTTGTTATTTTCTAGTATTTTAATCGCTTTTGGATTTGCTGATAATTCACTCCAATCTATATTATTATTTATTTTTTCATGGTCATAACCTAATTTTTCTTCTTCTATTATTTTCTTTTTAATTAATGAAATCGCGCTTGGATTTGCAGACAAAGTTTCCCATATTATTTTATCTTGATTTGCATGTAATAATTTAATAGCAGCATAATTACCTGATAAATTGTACCAATCTATTTTTTGATAAATAGGTAATGCGTTAAGTTCGCGCTCTGTTAATCTTTTTTCTTCTTTTATTTTCTTTTTTAATAATTTAATTGCTTCTTTATTTGGATTACCTGATAATTTATCCCAAAATATATTATTATAATTTTCTGGTAAACTTAAATATTTACTTGCATTTGCGGATGGATTACTTGACAAAATCCCCCAATCTATTTTTTCCTTATAATTTAAATCATCATATTCTTCTTCTGTTAATATATTATTCTCATGTTCTATTTTTTCTTTTATTAAATGCATTGCGTTTGGATTTCCTGATAAGGTTCCCCAATTAATATTTTTCTTATTTGCAACTAATAATTCAATTGCATTTAGATTACCTGATAATTTATTCCAATCTATTTTATTATAATTTTTTGGTAAACTTAATAATTTAATTGCTTCTGGATTACCTGATAAAGATTCCCAATCTATTCTATTATAATTTTCTGATAAACTTAATAATTCAATTGCAGATGGATTACCTGATAAAGCTTTCCAATCTAAATTGTCAGGGTCTAATGTTTTTAATATTGTTATAGCATTTATATTCGTGTTATCGCATAAATAATACAAGTATATTTCATCAATTGATATCCAACTTCTTAATACATTTTTAAGTAACTCTTTATAATGCTCATTAAAAATTTTATCAAGAATATCTATAGGTAAATCTAATAATGACATTTTTTTTGCTTTCATCTCATCAATATTTTTTTTTGTTAATTGTTTATTTACTGTCAATATATATGCTGTATTTGCAAGTTTTGTTTTAGTGCGTTCTTCTTTTGCTAATTGTTCTTGACGTGTTTTTGTTTTGAATGGCATATATCTAATATATATATATAATTTATACAAAAAATATTAAGTATTATAATTGGTGATTGGTAAGCAAATGAAAAACTTTCTTTCTACACCTAATCTATCATTAAAAAGAAAATTACAAGAGCGTTTTAAGGTTTATGATATTGACTGAAGAACTATGTAAAAACCTTTATCTACCAGATAAAAAAAAGATCGAAAGATGCATTCTATCCTAACATATAAAATGTAAAATAAACGGAATGGTTAAAAATATTCAAAAAGTATTTAAACATTATATAGAATATAATGAACGGACAGAAAGATATAAAAGAGGGGTGATTTACAAAAAAACGTTTAACCGTCAAATTATAGTTAGTCGCTTAAATGCTATCATTTATATCAAATAGTCTTGTCTCATTTTTCTTTTAGGTTGTTTAAGTTAATAATTTGATTGCTATACCATAAGAGAATCATGTTCTACTGACATTGCTATCGCATTCCGTGCTTCTGTAAGAGCGATTGTCGTATTCGGTGACGGTTTTTTGATCGTGTCTTTGTGTTTTACTAAAAAGTCGCAGATATATTTGTAGGTTTCGTCCACTTGTTCAAATGTAATTCCCCCGGTGATTAATACGCTACCACTTTCAAATAGTGCTCCGGTTACTTTTTTACATTCGCCTATATTTTGTCCCATACCTTTCCCATAGCAATACTTAGGACACGAACATATACCATTCTTATTTTTATTGTGAATATTCCAGAAATATTCCAACTTGACCCCTTGGTATATGCCAGGTTGAAAACTACACTTGTTGTTGTATTCGTCGTTAATAAACAGTTTGTGTATCTCCTTTCTGCGAATCTCAAATCCTTTTTGAAACTCAGGGTCACAATAGACCTTAAAGTCGGTATTTATCATCCGTATCTTAAAGTTTTGATATTTTAAATCCAATTTATACTCTTTATCCGGTTCAGCGTCAACATTCACAATAATATTCTTGTCAATCGTATTATAGATTTCCGTAATGTCATTGATGATATGATTGACAATATGCTCGGTATCCTTGACATCTTTGATACCTGTCAGTTGTATATTTCCATTCTTAAATATCTTCACGTTCGGTATATATTTGTCATTAAACTTGTAGATCACGGTCACCTGATTATCAAATCGATTCTTTTTCATCGTGTTTTTCTTGCTTTTCCTACGCTTCTTAGGATAGACCCCTTTTGAAGCATCCACGCCATTTTTCATACATTGAACCCATACGACCCCCGTTTCGCATCCTGCGACAACATTCGTAATCACCTTGATATTGTCAAACAAGATGCCCAGATTTATGTTTATGTTATTGCCGATGTTCGCGTTGCAAGTTATCGTTGAGATTCTATAGGGAGAAAAGAAAATGCCAGACATTAGGTGCTTATATATAAGAAGATAATTCCTTATATCAATTTTTATTTTGAAACGATTAAACTCAACTTATTATCAATTGTATTTGTGGTTCCGTTCTTGTTACCCTTTTTAATCACAAGACCCTGATTCTGGTTGTCTAATTTGATGTGCATATTATCCGTGATATTCTTTAAATACGATGTATTTACTACTTCATAACTGAAATTCGTAGAAATCATTGGAGGGAGATTTAAAATATATGTCTTGTCATTCGTATAATGTCCTGTGCGAAACTCTTCAATCGTCATCGGACCGTTAAATATTTTTAGTAAAAACCTAGAGGGTGCCGGGCGAATAGGATGTGTGAATCCATAGTGTTTGCTAAGCATCTGTATTAAACTATTAATTTCCCATACCTTATCACTTCCACAATGCGACGAGAAGTTGTAGGCATTCGCACATTCTAGCGAGCAAAAGTTTCCAAACAATACGTAGGTATCCGTCTTAATATTATATTTATAAGGCATCCCAAATGTCCGGTTATCTATTGGGTGGCAACACCAATAGCAGTTATTATTTGAATTCAATATTTCGTCGTTATGCGATACCTTCAACGAATACTCGCTATTTGTATTATCAAATATAATATTGTCCTGAATCGTACTATACGTGTTGCTTTCGTTTATATAGAAACAATTTGGTTCATAGGGTTCGGGAAACTCCGTAGTCGCATTGTTATCCGTTATGTTCAACTTGTTTATCTGTGCGGACGACAAAGGCAACTGTAAAATGATATCGTCGTTATCCACTACCGAAATATCTTTGATGATCGTATTCATTAGGTTTTTTTTCTTCTTCATATCGCTTACAGTATCATCGGCATTTTTTGCTTTTCTAGGCATTTATAATGAAATTATAAGCGATGTCTTATAGTATGTATATAAGCGTTTATTATTTATATCATTGTGTATCAAAATAATCCTTGAAGTATGTTATGTTTTGGATTAGAGCCGCGTTCGCTGCGGTCGCGTCATTCATGGCGTTCGCGATAGGAGATGTTTTTTTATCAACGGGTGTATCAAACTGAACGTCGCTTTTCGCAGATATACATTTCATTTTAATTTCTTTTATCTCATTATTCAGGGTGTTTATCGTATCGATTAAATATTTGATGATGTATCCTGATAATAAGATCAATATTAATACTAATAAATCCATTTGTCTTTGATTCTCTCTCTTTTTATTAAAGAAGGATATAAAAAATACGATTCTGTCTACGACTATCTACCGAGACCATATAAAATTACACGTTCCATTTATCACCGAGAAGACATTGATGACGCGTGTATATACTACAACTTCTAATTTAACCTCGTTTTCAGTTATATAGGGTATCGATTTTCGTCGCATTAAATCAAATAGATATGTGAACTCATACTTCGTGGTTATATCTTTGCGACTGTCGTTATTCCCCCTATTATAAATATTTAAATATAGAGATGTCGACGTCATCTGGTTATTAAAAGAGCCTGCGCTAATTATTTTCTCCGGAAAAAGCGAAAATGAATAACAATATATTCCAGTGCGCGGGATGTTCGTATGATACTGATAAGGTTGAATATTATTATAATAATACGCCTTTTGGTCTTCGCGAATGATGGTATCAGCCCATTTAATTTGTGCGGATTCTAATAATCCCATCGTCTCGTTGTATTGATGCGAAGCGGTATAGTTATCGTGTATATTGAATTTATCGGGTATATCGGTACGGCGCAATACCCAAATGATCTCTTTAATATGATTGTAGGAACTTGTCAACGTATAGTTATCGCCATAACTGGTTATATTTAGCGCGGGGAATGTTTGTCTCTTCACGTAATCCACAACATATTTGACAATACCCTCGGTTCGTAATGAATTTTGTCTATAGGTACTGTCCAAAAATATATAATTAATATCTAGAAAACACTGAATATAACTATCACTCCCTATAAACGAATTGATATTTATCTTACTTTTGTATATAATGTTATAGAATTTAGGTGACATATAGAGTTTCAGTTTATCACACCATACCTGATACAGTTTCTCAATATCATTAACATTGATATCCACTTTTATTTCTTGATTCTGTATCTTATATAATGGCAACGCTAGCGAAGGATTTCGTGTAAACCAGAAGTTCAATGGAACCTGAATAATACGCCCTTTTATGGAAGGGTTATTGGTGTTCGTTTTTTCTGCCGACGGATATACCTTGTTATATATGATATTGTTTTTAACCACATACCTCGTGCTTCTATTATTCGGGTTTATGTATTCTGGGATATTCCCAATCAACTTGTTATATTCCAGGTCGTCCTTGTTCGTTAGTTCGTTCCATATGTTCATCCATTCGCCATAGATTTCGTCAATTATACTTCCTTCAACCCTGATCGTCGCACTTTTAATAAAGTTATGTCCTACATTATTTACCCAGCGAAAACGATGCACGTCCGTTGAATAAATGTCTGGGAGATTAAATGACAAATACATATTGCTTAGTAAATCGCCATATCGCTTTATTGAAAATGTAATCAATGTATTCTCTGTCGTAAAGGCTAGATTGAGGGACGAATTAATATCTGGGATAACATTCTTATTCTCCATCGAGAAATTGACGTGTTTATTATACACATATTTATAGTAATTGATACAAGGATTTAAATTAATATAAGAATCCATTTGCCCTTTTAAAACTAACTGCGTAATACCACCGCCCATAATTACTTATATTATATTGATACTTTAATATTATCTTATATAATATGATTATGATTTATAAACGCCAATAGATTCTCGTATGTCCTTGCTTGTTCAAATGAAGCGACCATAGTCGGAGTGCTTGTAGAATTATCCACCATAATAAATGTAGGGAAACCAGTAATCCCAAACTGATTCACGCGTTCAACATGTTCGCTACGATTGAATTTTATAAGCGATACTTTATTGAACGTTTGCGAATTTAAACGATCCCATATGCCCGATTCGTTAAATTCTACACAATGTCCGCACGTATCCATATAATAATACTCAAAGCTATAGCGTTTGGTAGCGTTGAAAAAACTCTCTTGTATCTGGTCCTTATGCGAGATTATGATTGCGAATACGAATACTGCTGAAATAATAATAATAGAGTATAGAGTTCCACTAGTTGAACCCTTGCGGGCAAATGCTTTCACCATTCAATTCTAACATAATGATATATAATAATTTATTTATCAAATAATATCATTCATAATATCGTATTTTTTTGTAATAGAATCTTTCACAGGATCACTGTCGTTCGTGAAAGTAATATAGGTATAAAAACCCGTATGATTGTTAGCAAAGATAGTGTTTAAAAATTGGTCTATTTGTGCGCTTTCTATTAAAATTACGCGGTAATCCAAAGTATCATAATTAATACCAAAGTTGGATTTGGAGAATGAATTCACTATATAGACGCTAAAATCCTTCTTTTCTAACAACCGTTTATATTCGCTAATATCGCCATCACATACAACGATCGTGCGATAGATTAAATGTGATTTATACATATTATCTAGTTTCTCTACGAATTCCATTATGATATGATATAGAATATACACCTATATTATATCATAGTATATAAATAATTTTTATATAAGATTATTGAATATATTTACTAGTATAATGGATGACAAAGTAATCAAAATACATTTATCTATCTTTCAAAATAAGTATGCTATCGTAGAAGTTCCCGAAAATATAATAAAGAAAGCGGATGCCCTTAAAAAATCGTGCAGTTGTTTTGAATCATTCTACGACCCTAAAATGATATGGGAGAAAAAGTTATACAATAAGAAGGAGAAACACCAACATCAACATCAACATCAACATCAACATCAACAATACACACATAACAATAACGCGGTATCGAGTAGTTTTACTAATAAAGGACGTTTCCATATTATTATACCCGACTTTTCAGATACTTCGATCACGAAACGCGCGTTGATAGGGTATTTAAATAAACTGACCTCTAAAAACAAAGAGATCATTTATGAAAAAATAAAGGGTATGATTGACGCGAACCATACTGAAGAACTATTTTTAATCATATGGTCATATATTAAAGTTACGGAGAGCGGTAGTTGCGAGAACCTATATATTAAATTGTTAGATTACTTCGATATCGCGTTTTTACAAGAGATGCTCGATAAGTTATGGAATAATTATATCCAACAAAAAGAGTGGATACCGCCTAAATTTATCTTTGACAATAACTTACTACTGTTGAATAACGAATATGAGTTATACTGTGATTACGTGAAGTGGAAGAAAGGGATCCATAATATAAATATTATTTGGGTAAAATACAAGCGCCAAGAAATTCCGCGACTATTGAATGATATTTATGATTATCTTACTAAGGAATGTGTAGGTAATTCAGATATACACAAGTATATTATCGATATATTTATGGAACAAATTTTAAAAATATTAAATCTTTATCCATATCCATCTATCGTAGAAAAAATTAGATCGCTTGATATTAAAACCTTTGATAGTTCAACAAAGTTTTTAATTTATACTATTATCGAAAATAAATAATTTCTATTATTATAGTATAGAGAAATTAATGAAGGAAACGGACAGCACCATATCTTATTACAGTAGTGTATTCATACATCTAATATTTGTATTGTTACTCGTAATCATAGGGAGCTATATATATAAGCTTGAGAACGTCGGTTGCGCCTGCTCAGATCATAGCAACAAGGAATTCATAAAGACTTTCACTTTCATCGCATTAGCATATTTCGCGATTACCGCGTTTGTAGACGTCCAGGGCATCGCAAAAAGTTTGGGAACTGGAATCGTTCAATTACTCGCCGTCGGCACTTTCATATTCTTCTTAACGTTCGTCGTATACATATACTACGCATTTGATTATGTGCGCTATTTAATGAACGAGAAGTGTAAGTGTAGCGAGGATTTACGCCGTGATATTATCGCAATCGGCACAATGATATCTCTGTTCCTATTTATGGTCCTACTTTTCACCATCATAATCATTCCTATATTGATAAGCACCCTTACCAATCTATTCGTTAAGATCCAAGTATTCGAAAGCGAAGTAGAGGAAGTAATCAAGAATCCCGTAAAATCGATACGCAATAGCCCTGGACGTATCCTAAATACAACCAAGGATATTGGATCATTCGTTAAGAAAACTGCGTCTAAACTTACAAAGGCAAAGAAGAGGCGCTAGGCGCTAGGCGATGAGGTTGATTTATTAATTTTTTTATTATAAATATAAAAAATATATATAATACACAAACTACTCTACGCAAGTTATCTATCAATGTTTAGATTTCGCTTTCATCAATGAAGATTTCTGGGAGGTAAGGTGCGAGTATTTCTTCTACAATTAGTTCGGGTTTAAATTCGTCATAGGTCATAAAGATCTTCAACAGTTGCTCTGAAAATCCCGAAATCATCGCAGTTCCTTCTGTTTTACAATTCACCGGAAACGATTCCTTATGACCTGAATTGAGATTCCAGAAGATAAACTTAGGAGGTGTATAATCCGCTGCCTTAAACATCTTCACAATCGTTTTATACAAAGTTTCTATTCCATTGCTTTCTTTCTTTTCATCAGTCGTAGCCTCGTCAAATTGCATATCCGTATAGATAAATAGTTTCTTTGGCATATCTTCGTCGTTGATCGCATGTTCCTTGCCATATTCAATGATCTTCTTGCAACATTTCACAAAATCCGTATTATAACCGAAATCAACATTAATCAGAGATTTAAAGCAGGTATAAAGCGATGGTTCTACGCCCTTCTCTGTATATTCTGCGTATAAATCGTCGGGAATAAGAGATACCAGCTCAGGATCCGCACTGAATGTAATAAACTTGTTTTTAAACATTCCTTTACAGCATTGCGACGTGATAATGCCAAGTGCGATTGCGACTTGTGCGGGAATACTGCCATTGCTTGCTGAAAACATAGATCCTGACAAATCAATAATTGCCAGCGAATTCCCTAGAATACCGCAACTCTTAACATTATCCACAATTGTCCTCCATTGCAACTCTACCGTCTCATTCTCCTCATATTCGTCTTGCGTATTGCGAAGATTAATATAATAACTTGCTAATTCATGTGGAAGGATGCCTGTAACATTAATCTTCGCATCACCGCTTCTTACACTCGCCAAGTAATCGCAATACCTATCGCTATCGTGGTTGCTAAACGCCTTGTGTAGTCTTCGCGACGCGACACCAGGGACACCTTCGTAATTAATCTTGTCCCACTCATTATTACACATCAAACTCTCTACAATATTTATTTTATTCCTAAGGGGGACGAGGTATTCCTTTCTATACTTTTCCATCTTCTTAGAATCTTCCTTATCATAGAGAATTGAGGCAATCTTTTTCGCGAATTGCTTGCGACTGTCGTTCCTATCATTTTCGCTCGGTGCCCACTTCGCACACAGAGATACGCTATTTACTTTCTTAGGATTTGCGTCTGCTGTAGCATCTTCAGCACTCTCGCGAATCTCCTGAATCTTCAACTCCTTAAGATCCTCGCGTAATTTTTCCGCAAACAACGTCAATTCGTAATTCTTGCCAATCATCCCATCTCCACTATTCTCATAGCAGATATAGAGCAGATCCTTCCAGCGCCCATATTTATTGACGTAGGTCATGATATTATTCATATAAGTATAGGGTTTGTTTTCGCGCAACCATAGCATCGCCTGATTTGACACAGTCTTTTCTTTTTTACCCTTCAACCGATCGCGACCGTTGAAAATAACAGCAACTGTCTTCTGGGGGTTAATCTCCCAGCATTTTTCGATAAACTTATAGTTATCTTCCTTTGCGAGCGAGCGCGTGTACATCATAAAGTAATCGACAATGTGATTTCCACTCGTATCCAATGCGACGGCTCCGTTCTCAGTGCGGGTAAAAGTGGATGTCATTGTTCGTTTGGTTGTTTCGTTCGTTTGTTCGTTGGTATTGTAGGTAATACACTTGATATCAATTTTTATATAAATATAGTAAAAATAAATTTAATTATATTAACTTCTTTATCAGGATCTAAATTATATACGCTATCATATTTTTAATAAACCTTATGTATCTCTTATTTGGCTATTATATACTATACTTTTATTTTATTAAGTAAAATTCCAGCTTTAACAAGCTCTTTCATAACATTATCTTCAACTTCTTTTACAGTTTTTTCTATCATTCTTTGTTTGCCACTGTTATTCATGTTTAGTAGTGTTTTTAGATAGGCTCTTGTAAGTATATTTTTTGCTTTAGCTTGTTCTTCCTTTATTATTAAAAATATTGTGTCTAGATTATCAAATATTTTTTGTTCTACCCTATTTAATCTTAGATTAAATACTATGTCTCAAAAATATATATACTTATTATATAAATCACAAAATGTTCTATTTGCCTTGGAGGTTTCAAAAGTCGCGAGTTCTACATTGTAAATTAAACAAAGACAACGCGCCGCTATCGCAACTTCATAGCATTCGCGAGTGGGTAATCCATCAATGTCCGTCAGTTTCTACATCTACCCATTGGTGGTTCAAAGATTTACCTCACGATACCAAAGATCTATTTTACAATATCGCAAAGGACAAAAGAATAATCGAGATGTTTAATGAATATTTTGGAAAGTGTTATTATATTGATCTGCTCCACGATATGAACGAAGTCTATGTATCGCCTCCATCAAATCATAATGATTTTGTAAAGAATGCGTCTGACACTATATTTTATACGAGGCATATTGACGGACCATTTTTTTCCATTCCATTTGCGTCCTGTTATCGGGTTATTGTAGGACTGGACGAAAACCTGGATATTATGACAAATTTTCACATGACCCCTGAATCCTATATCATAAAAACAGGCGATGTGGTAGGTTTTGATTTTCACCGCGAATGCCATTATATATCGCCGATTATCCGGAATGATGACACGAAACAAACCACAAAATATCGTGTTATCCTGAAAATCCACTATTGTATATATCCGCGTTGGGCGTGCGTTTTCGGTTTTATACTAAGCAAACTTTCAATTTTATATAATAAATTATTTAGAGATCTCTTCTTATTTACATTGAAACCGCGACATAAAAGCACAACCTACTTGGCGAAACTGATGATCATCACTACATATGTATATCACGACATAGAGTTCTACATCGGTAATAACAATATTCAATATATATATTTGCTGTTGTATATAGCATCCAAAACGGATTGGAACGTGTTCTTATTTGGCAGTTCGTTTGTTCATTATTTGCGCTGGATAGACACTGAGAAACACAACGGCGAAATCAATACTATATTTCGTCGCGACTATTTTTTTTATAAATTCCTTTATATGCTCAACTATTTTCATATGTATCTTTCGTATTACAGTGAAAGTCCAGTATTCTATACGTTTGTGATCGTCCCGCCATTATTTGCGTTGTATATCCGCAACTATACTGCGTTTATTCCAAAAGGTATCGAGATATACTTAATGTGTGCGATGCTAAATAACAATACTCTCAAACTCACGGAGTATATCTACCTATTGACCAACCTATATTTGAATTATTTTCAATTATGTAAAACGATTGATATGTAATATAATATGCTATATTAATAGATATATATATGGTAGATGAAGCGAATATGCTACAATTAAAGTTAAAAAATGGCATCCGTGTCATAATCGTTCCATTAAAAACTCAGTTAACCTACCTTTCTGTAAATTATTTATTAGGACGATATAAGGAAAAGAGTAACGAAGCGGGACTTACGCATTATTGCGAACATTTATTGGGATGTTTAACATCACAAAAATACAAGAGTTCGGCATTTGTGAGCGAAGAGATTTATAAACGTGGCGGAGAGTTCAATGCCTACGTATCGGATTATGAAATGAGCATTTACATTAAAGGGATCTATGATGATTTGGCGTTTTATATGGATATACTTTCCAATACTATAAATGATTTTTATGTAGAGGATGATGTTAAATTAAAAGAGAAGAATGTTGTGATTCAAGAATACTTGGGGTATATATCAAGTAGTAGTTATAGGTTCAGTTATAATATGTTTAAATTTCTATATCCTAAATATTCGTATATGGCGGATTATCATCAACAGATTAAAGATATCGCGAAGTTTGACAACAATAAGATTGCCGAGTATCTTAAAAAGCATTTGAATACTGACAACCTAGTTGTGTCTATTTCGTGTCCTTCGCATAAAGTGAATGAAACCGTAGCGAACGTCAAGAAGTATTTCGGTGTTTTAAAATATAAAAAGACTACAGTGACGTATCCTGTTATAAAACATAGTAGCAGGAGTTTAAAAATAGTGAATATAAAGAATATAAACGCGGATAAGAACACGTCGTTTTTGATTCATTTGCCGAAACGCATAGAATATATGTCTGACGAATATTTAATATTATTTTACTATCTTCAACGAATATTATTTCATTTTGATTCGGGTATATTTTACAAGATACTTCGAAAAAAGCTTGGAATCATTTACAATATTGGGTTAACCGTTCAAACCGATTATCATAACCCCGAACTGTCGTATTATAATATAACGTCAAAGTGTCATAGCAAATATACGAACCTGTTCATTGACAACTTCCTACAAATCCTGAAAGATTACGAGATTGAGGACGATCGCATTGAGAATGCGAAGAGACACTTTAAATATCTATATGAGAAAACGAAATTTAATAGTTTAACCTCTCTGAATGACAATTACAAGTATCAAGCTTTATTTCGCAAGGATATCCGAACAAACAAGGAGATCTATGAAAAGACGATATCGCTTTCGTCGAAGAAGATAAAAGAATATTATAAGAATGTATTCGTAAAGGATATCTTAGCGAAGCATACGCTTTTTTATTATTCCAATAATAATGTCAACAAGCAGATCCTTTCCTTATATACAAAGCAGATGCCAGGGTTTGTATGTAATACGCATTATATTCCTTAGATAATTTTGGAGTCACAGGGGGGACCCTTAAGATCTATTATTATAAGTTTAACCAAATGTTTTTATTTAAGAGACTTCATAAATTCATCCATATTTTTAGTTCCCATACTGGAATTACAATTTTGACAAATGGGTTTAAGATTAGATACATACGTGCGATTAGTAAAGACATTTAGAGCATTTTGCATATATAAATTAGTAAAGACATTTAGAGCATTTTGCATATATAAATTAGTTTGGATAAGGTCTTAAATTTTTAAATTATCTTATCTTATTAGATAACTTAAATAAAAATGGATTCGACGTTTTTTTATATATACTTATTATTAATATTTACGGTAACTTTGACATTCACGATCCTAAGATGCGTCTTTAATATACACACATTAGATTTGTTTTTTTACCCTAATAATAAGAATAATATTCTTGAAAATAAAATCTATTTGATATCGCATATCTTCGTTAATTTCTTTCTCGGATTTATCTTCGGTTTTGATATTATACTTGGAATGTTTGTAAAAATCATAATCTTTGAGATATATCTACATATTACGGAGCACTGCGACATCTTCTACTTGTCAAAGGCATCCAACCTAATTGTGATCATCCTAATATCACTCGTAAGTTATACATTTGGTAGTATCTTTAACATAGCTATCGCAAAAAAATAAAAAATAGATAATAAATATTAGAATAGACAGATAGATAGATAGACAGATAGACATATAGATAGACATATAGATAGACATATAGATAGACAGATAGATATACATATAGATAGACAGATAGATAGATATTAGAGATACACGTCTAGGTTTTTATTTTTTCGCGAATGATCTTCTCAATCTTATCAGAACATATCTTGAAATTAACCGTGTTTCGCAATGGACATCTAAATTCAAACAGCTCGTTATTTCCAACCCATTCGCTATTTGCTTTTTCTACTTGCGTCGCAAAGTATTTAAATATACAATTCGAGTGGAATGTTGAACACACCTTCTCGGTTTTCGTAGAATTGTCAGTAAATATTTTGACAACCTTTTCATTGTTATTAAAACAACTCATACAGATACAACATGTTTCATTTGGTGTTTCTGTTTTAATCGCCTTGTAATTATCAAGCAAGAACGGAAGATTTGTGATTTTCCACTGAATATCGCGAAACACCATCTTATGAAGTCGTTCAATAACCTTTTTATTATACTCGAAATCACCGCAAGCAAAATCGTTGCGATAATTCCGCATACAAAACTGCGTTTTAAACTCTATGACATCACTCATTATTTTCATAGACATCTTTTGTTTGTTTAAAATGCTCATATTGTCAATGCTTGTCCCTGTGTTGTTTGACATCATTATCCCTTGCTTATTCATAATAAACACATTCGCTAGCATATCCGTATTGTAAAAGGGTGGTTGCATATTCAAATTGCTTGGTATTACAATGTCAAACTCAAAGGACAACTCTACTCCACTATGAACATAGGGAATTCTCCCTACAATCACCTTGTAAATGAGTTTCTTGTGAGTCTTTATCGCTAATCCGAGATAACTGTCTCTGTTTTCATTTGTTGTTGTAAAATCGGACGATGAAACATTCCCGTATCCTACCTCCTCATTAAACGTCTCTTGTAGGGCAATAATAAACGCATTCATATCCTCCTCGCTATACATACAAATATCCATATCCTTCGCAACAATCGCACGCCCCACCGTTTCAGTTTGGTAAAAACGATTCCAGTACTGATGGATGTTGTGCGAATTGTATTTATTGCGATCATTGTATATACGCTTGTAATGATCGCTAATGATCGTGTCTCTTACATACCCACCATAGATAATTCCGTTTTTCTCAAATACTATTTTCTTGATTTTTTGGAATAAGATATACTTGATACGATCAGGCGTAAAGTTAATCTTTACGATATCCATGGTTTGCTTCGTTGTGTTCGTAGTTCGTTCGTAGAATTCGCTTCGTTCAAATACGCTTTCGCTTCACAAAAAGGGCGTTTGATTGTGTTCTGTTTGCTTCTATCTGTCATACTTATCAAAGAACAATAATCAATTTTTATGATAATAATTATAATTTTTATGATAATGATAATTATAATAAAATAAGACGAATTCAATCTAACCAATATCATTCTCTATCTTGGCGCGCGCATAGGCATACATAACTTTTTCAGCAGTATCAATGGGCAGTATATAATCTTTCGCCCCATAAAACTCGGGGTTTTTACGGGAACTACGATTCACCAAAGTTCGCAATGCGAGTAGATCGTGTAACTCATATTGAATGCGGAAAGAGTTATTCTTAATGTCCGTAAATATAAAATATACAGATGGTAGTATCTTGTTGATGCCGTCAGGCATATAGAAACTATTTGGGTATTTAAAGGTAATTTCAAAAATACCCGAAGCATCTACTTTCTGAATGTTCGGGGTATTCTCAAACGCAATCTCGTAATTCGGGAAAGGAAGTCCAGAACCCGAGTAATTACTCATTCGATCAATAGGGTTCGCAGCAATGATGACAATATCATTGAACATCGCTATATTTTTCACGGAACCGGTTAGTCGTAACAATGAGTAGTCATTATTGAACTTAATGTTAAACCCGGTATATTCGTCATTAAATATCATTTCTTCTATATTTTACATAGAGAATAAAATAAAAACTTATTATATATCGTCACATTCTTCGTTACCGTCGTCTACTTCGTTTCCTTCTTCATCTTCGCTATTAAAAACAAAAATGGCATCGTGATAGGTATCCTTATGATCACCTTGTGCCCCTGACACCCCTTGTTCTCCTGGCACTCCGGTATCGTCAAAAAAGATATCGGTGTCTTGATGCGTCGTACGACTAACCTTGTTATACGCGTTGATCAATGTATCGGATATCTCATTGTTCGCAATAAGGAGTTTACATTGTTCCGCGTTATATTTATGGACAATATCTACCTTGTTTATTTGAAAATCCCGCATCGATACCGCGACTATATCCCCTGTTTCAATTAATACGCGTTTATTAAATCGACGCATAGATCCGCGAATAACCCCGATCGCCTCCGTACCATTATCGCATAACACGAGAACTCTACAATTCCCTAATACCTTCATTACATATGCGAATACCTCGTAATCCTTATCAATCGCATAGTTATTGTTCGCGACCTTGTTAAAATTACTACTCTTCTTTTTATTACGAATACTTGTTTGATACATTCAAAACTGTAAGCGTATATGTATATTCTACTATAAGTCTTATATTATTTATTATCAAATGAATATTTTTCTAAGGTATATTTCTCTTTGGAACGAAGGTAGGTGTTTCGCTTATACCGATTATAAATGTTGCCTTTATATTCGTCATATGATATAATATTCATATTATTATTCTTATTTGCGGATGTCTCGTTGTATAAAATCCTTAAATTCGGTGTGCTAGTGCTTCGCATCAGGTTTGGTGTCTTTTCGCGAATTCCGTAGGTTGAATGAATACACTTCAAAGTAATTGCGACAACCATAATCATCTTCAAATTCATTTTATTATAAGGTATTGTGTTCTCTATTATTTATATAGTAGTCTATCAATTTTTCTATATTACATAAATATAATAAAATAAAATAGCTTAACAGGAGTACCAAGGACAAACGTAAAGTAGATATTAAGAAGTCACCTAAGAAATGCCCAGATGGCAAGGTGTATCTTGATAAAAAACGCAAAAGCAACGAAAGCGGTTGTAAAGAAGTCGCCTAAGAAATGTCCAAAAGACAAGGTTCTAAACCCGGAAACTGGTAGGTGTATCCTAATTAAGAACGCAAAGATGAAGGCAGCGAAAGCAATGGCAGAATAAATTATAATGTATTATAATTATTAGAAGAATGACAAAAACCGGAACTAGCATATGTTCGCGGATTCTAACGCCGAAGCAAGTGGGACCGATTTGTTGGTTTATGGCAACTTTCGTCGCGATGTTTTATAGTCAGCGTAGCAGAAGATTATTATTGAATGCTTCTAAGCATTGGAATACAAAGAAGGACTTATTTACTTTATTAAAGCAGGTATTGGATGATAAATACTTGAAGACCGCGAGTAGAGAAAGCGACGATTACAAGATGTTTAGCGACAATACCTTTACAATGATATTAGATTTATTATATAAGGAGAATAAGTATGCGTTTCCTTATAACCCTAAAACTATTTCTGGAGGATTCAACTCTGAATACTACATTGGTAAATTATATAAATTATTAAACGTAGATTATAAGATGTTTGATTATAATGTATCGGACGATCATTTGTTTTATTCATATTTAAATGAGGAATTTAATAGTATGGAATATAGGATTGTGCGAAAAAATATTAGGACTCTTGTCTATGGTAACAGAAGGTTTACATATGCGGATAAAGATATGGTGGCACCGCAAGTTTTGATGGTAATTGCTCACGATGATAAGAAATTTACAAATTTCTACAAAGAATTCTTCCCATATACGATAATAAACGGTAGCGACACAAAGAAAAACTTAACATCATTGAGTGAAAAAATATATTATCGCGGTGTTGAGTATAACTTAGATTCAGTAATATTGTCTAACTGGAATAAAAGAAAAAGTGGGCACGCGATCGCTGGTATTACGTGTAAAAAAAACAAATTCGTCTATAATGGATGGACAAGGTCAAGTATGGATCCTATGATGGCAAAGATAGCGATTACACGAAATATACCTTGTGAACTTATGAAATATGAATGGAACATTAAAAAACACAATGATTTTTGTTTAAATACCAGAACGTGTTTCCCTGACATATTGAAAACAAAAAAAGATGCGAAGAAAGTAGATTTATGTTTTAATTTTAGCAAAGGGCGACGCATCTTAGTCTATATACGCAAGGAAACAGCAGTGAATACTTCTAACGAAAAAGATACGAAAATTATTCCTCGTTCTCGTTCGAAGTCGCCTATCAAGCCGAAAACAGCGAAAGCGAAAGTCGTTGTCAAGAAGTCGTGTCCAGAAGGCAAGGTGCGAAACCCTGAAACTGGAAGGTGTATCTTAATAAAGAACGCAAAGGTAGCGAAGGCGAAAGCGGTTGTCAAGAAGTCGTGTCCA